TACCTGTTCGACCGTCTGTGGCTCCGGCGTTGAGCCCTTCCGCCTGTCCTGCTGTTCCTTCTGCTCCAGTTGAAGCTGCGCCTGCTCCACCTTCCGCAAAAAACTGCAAGTTAAAATATTTTTTTCTCATACTTTCGTCCTTTCCGAAGTGCCATGTTTTTTTCTTAAACCACTTGCACTATATCAATTTATTTTTTTTGCAACTCCCAATTTTTGCCACAAATGAAATATTTTTGGGGAAATTTTTTTCAATGATTTTATAGCCATTAAAAATTGTTTCTAATACTACTTCTGTCTCTTTGGCCCAGTCCGTTATTTCCATTCTGCATCTCCCGGATTCTTCCATTTCCAAGACCGTAATTTTTACTTTTCCTGTTGCCTGCTGCTTTTGTAATTCCTCAAGAAGCGTAAATAAAAGGATACTGCATGCCGAGCACACAATATCCTTTCCTGCTTCTGCATAGTCAGCATGGCCTTCCATTTTTATTTCCATCAGGTTTTCTTTTTCTCTCACTCTGACTTTAAGCATATCTTTCTCCTATACTGACGTAGAGTTTCTAGTTGCATGCGCCGCCTGGCTTGTTAATGAGCCATTGCTATTCCGGTTAAGCACCGACTGACTCTGTGCCATAGGTTCTTCTGCCTGCTGCATTGCAATCTGTGCATTTCCCGCTATTCTTTCTGCATAATTCGTTGTTCCTCCGCTCGACATATCTACTGCCTGTGCCAGCGCAAGAGCCTGCTGCTGCATCTGTAAGTAAAGGTTGTAATATGTCTGGGATTTATTTAATCTCTGCTTCACCTCGTCTTTTCCGTCAAAGTCCATCATATCCAGACATCCGATAGTCATTTCTGCATTCTGCGGATTAAAAAATCCAAGGTTATAGAATTGTAATGCAAGCTGATTCTGTGTCTCCCTGGTGTATGCGCTCTGCTTTGCTGGTACAACCTTAACATCGAAAATAGGGACTCTTTCTGACTGTTCCTGTCCAAATCCGGTATCCATTGTCTGTCCTTTTAATGTGCTATTATCAAACGTCACATAGTCTGTCTGTCCGGTTTCTCCGGTAATTCTGAATTCCCTTGGCTCATCGTAAAACTGTCTGATAAGCTCAATCACCAGATAACATATCTTAGTAAATGCTCTATAATCTGCTCTGTTTGCATCCCTAGACAATTTGCCGGACGCTTCCTGAAGACTTGCAATTCCACTTGCCGAAGTAACATTAGAGGTCTGTCCCTGTGCTGCCGCTGTATTTCCCGACGTATCCTTCAATTCTTCAATTTTATTATTCAAAATGGTTTCATAAATGCCAGCCATCGGTGTCGATGTGATCTGTCGAAAAGCATCCTCTCCCAAGCTTCCGCTAAAGTGCACAAGTGACTTTGAAAAATCGCAAAAATCATTTTCATTCAGCCCCACATCGTCTCTGACCGCCCATCTTGGCTTTGCCAGTGACAATCCATTTTCCAAAATACCCTGCTGCATCTTATCTATGTATGCCTGTGTATCTTTCATGACATCCACATATCCAAATCCGCAGACACTGCTCTCGATTGGAAACAATACATCAAACACAAATGGATATAGTCCATGATCATACAGCCCTGTATATTTTAATTCCTCGTCATTTTCTGTCGCATAGAGCACTTTCCCATTGCAGAATTTGCAATAATGCAGCACGTTCTTTCTTTTAATCAATCCATTATTGTCTTCAAGTACAATCGTTTTTTTATAATACCAGTCTACAACCGCAACCTTCTCTGTATTATCTTCCGCATCCGTCTTTATGTACTGTGTAAGACTGATATCACTACCTGCCTTTATCTCCTTATCTGGATAAGCAGCCTTTATGTCCTCTACGTCTTCCATGGATACATAGAATACATTCTTCGACCTCTGAATATCTTTTACTCCTGGTTCCCAGAAGAGATTCATAATATCTACATTTTTTATTGATATGTCTCCTAATCCATTGTCTTTTGAACCATCCCAGAATACGCCTGTTACACAAGTTCCATTTTTTAATTTATACCATCCGCAATCTGAATACGTCTCTTCAAATTCATTTCGTTCCAGTATAACCGGTATGATTTCTGATAAAGCCTTGGCTGCTCTTTCATCATTCTTTTCTCGTGGAAGCACATTTGCTTCTGGAAAATTGTCCATGATGTCAGCATGCTTATTGGCAAGTGCGTTGAAAAGCCATGCCGACCGTGGTTCTATCCTTTTCTCTGCTTCCTCTTCCTGTTCTTTTCTCGCATAATCCCAATGCCTTAATCTCCACCATTCCTCATTTTCCACAATTGTATTTTCAAGGTTCTTTTTTCCAGCATGATATTTCCTCAATACTTCTGCTGCTTCTTTCACATCGTCATCCGTGATCACATCTACCGTCCGCTCTTCCGGTATCTCTTTTTCTTCTGATTCCGTCTGAATTAATGTGTCCTGCTGTTCTTTTTCCTGTTGCACCGGTGCAACTTCTGTTATTTTTCCTTTTTTATAAGCCATCTCTCATCCTCCTAAATATTTAATATCTGTACTCCTTGGCTTCTTTTTTGCCCTTTGAACATATCTAGTGGGTCGAATGCCGGTTTTTTTTGTAATACATTTCCTCTTGGAGCAATCGGATGCTCCATGAGCACATATCTGCATTCATCATAGATGTGGTCTTCTTCTGTTGTGTCAATATCTTCCGGAATTGTCTCGCTATATGTAAGGTTTGGGATTGTTCTGATGAAGTTTCTGCATGTGTTAAAAATTTGAAACATACAATCTCCCATTTCATCGAAGGCAAACCTATAGTGATACTGCATCTTTCCCGGCAGTCTGACATGGTCTCCGCCATGGAAGTATACAAAATTAGGGCTTCTCTCCATCATTCTGGCAACAGATTCTCCTCTTGACTCATCAAATATAGCCGGATCCGCTACACCTATGATTCTCTTACCTTTCAGCAATGGATTGTTTTCTTCGACTTCTCGAATCTTTCTTGCCTGTTCTACCGGATGCTCTTTTAATCCCTGATTAGCAATTCCATTCCAACCGTACAGCTCTGCTATCCGGTATATCTTTCCCTTTGTGTCTACTGCATACCATCCTACTGATTACGGCTTTGCATATCCGAAGTCGAACCCCCGGTATATCTTCCAGTGGTCCGGTATTTGAAATGGCTCAATCACATGCGTCCACATTCTGTCTTTATAATGATTTGGGTCATCCCTGAATTCTGTAAACACCTGTCCGCTAAAGCTATCCCATGAGCCATACATCAAGGCATTTCTTTCTGCCTCTGGCAATGCCGCAAGGTTTGCTAAGTAGTCTGGGTCATTCTCTAATAATTTTTTATTATCAAATACCGTAGACGGTATGTATATCCTATCTCCTGAAAGCTGTATCTTCTTTCCCTGCGGATTTAATACACTATATCTTTCTACAATTCGTGTATTGGGCGGTGCTGGTGTTACAAATCTCTGTTTCACCCACGCCATTCCTTTTCCATCCGGATTCGCTGTTGCCCTCATATAAACTCTCGTACCAGGTCCCATTGGTCTGTTACGAGACATCATATACTGGTACTGTGTCAGGGAGAAATGTGTTAATTCATCGAATCCGATAAAATCGTACGCTTTTCCTTGGTAATTGAAGCGGTCGGAGTCTCTTTGCATATATCCAAAAAATATTTTTGCCCCGGACTCAAACTGCCAACGCTTTTTATTTTCATTAAATTTTGGGCGCTGCCCCTTCAGATTACCGTACAAGTCATAAGATCTCGTGATTAATCCTTCAAGCTGCGGCACTGTGTCTCGGAATATAATTCCTCTGTAATTTGGTATGTTTATCTGTCTTAACGCTTCCGCTAACATGGAATCTGACTTCCCACCGCCTGCTGCTCCTCCAAATAAGACCTCATACTCCGGTCTTTCCATGAATATCTTCTGCTTCGGCTGTGGCATCCACGAAGCACTCATCTTCATCCACCTCCTTTACTGGTGGCAGGAATACTACTCCTTCATTGTCCTCTTCATCGTCTTCACCTTTAAAGCCATGCTTGTCCAACCAGTCAATTGCTTTTTGAGAATCTTTCAGCTCAATGGCTACTCCATGCGCTGTATTCTTTACGGCTTTTACCGTTTGCCAATCTATCAAATCCGGATTTTTAATACTCACTCCATATGCCGATATATTTACAACATCTGATAAGTCAGCAAATGCAATTCTTGATTGCAGTTCCGCTACATCCTCTTCCTTTGGAAGCATCCTTTCCATCTTGTCTCGCCGGATTTCTTCCAAGCGTTCTTTGATTTTAGGATTTTTTAGCTTATTATGTGCAGAAACGGCCGCTGACTGATAAGAGCAGTGATAAACACGCATATAACTTCTTACTGCATTGAAAGATTTCGCATAAAACTGGCAAAAAAGCTCATCTCTGTCTATTGCATCATCATCTTCAGGCGATTCTTTTTCTTCTTCTGTATATGCATTCTTTTTTTGTGTGCACACTTTTTTTCGCTTTTTGTGTGCATACTTTTTTCCACCGCCTCTTTCCCATCCGTATCGTTGCTTCCAGGACTTGACCGTATTCAGGCTGATTCCATATTTTTCCGCTATTTCTTTATATTTCATGCCAAGCATGTAATCATTTTCTGCTTCTTCATGTACTTCTCCCATACGGTCCTCCCTTCTCCATTTCTGCCTGTATTTTATAAAGAGATGCATCCTTTTTCTCCCCGAAACTGTCTCCTTTTTTATTTTTTGTGCATTTTGCAAGTAACCGGAGAACTGCTCCCTCTCATGATGGAAGATTTTAAGTAAAAAAATATGAGCATCAGCATACTTTACAGATGTGCTGACGCTCATATTTTTTCATTGCTTTATAATACGTCTATGGCATAACGATTTTCACCCTTGCATCCACAATAAATCCATTATGTATAGGGCTATAGTCTTTTTCAAACTGGATTGCGCCATTTTCTTTGAGTTTTTCGCAGATTTCACGCGCCAGCATATTTTTTGCAATTTCTACCATCCGATTTTCTCCCATTTCAATTACGTCCAATAGTGGAATTACTTCCCGAGCTGCTAATGTTTTAATCTCTTTTCTGTCATATTCCATTGTCTTGAAGCTTAATTCATTGTTTAATCTTCTGTTTTCTCTCAAGGCAGCGTTATACTCTGCTTTCAGGCGTTTCCTTTTTAGACGTATCTCTTTCCGTTGCTTTTTCACGTTTTTCCTCCTGTTCTTTTCTATCCATTGTCACATTCTGGTCTATTATCATACTTTTCTTCCATCATCCTCTTAATCTCACACTTGCATTTATACTTGTAGCAATTCTGCTTCTGATATGTTCTTTTTCTTACCTTCGACTTAAATCCAATTGCCAATTCTGTTTTTCCCGGGCCCTCACATGTTATCTTTGTAGCTGAATCCCTTATAAAAAACGGACATTTCGTTTTTGCGTCACTTGTTTTATTCATTACCGCCTTCTCCCTCCTACACTTTTACACGCCCTTTATCTGAGAAGCTATCATATCTGCTGTATGTGTCCACAGAACATTCGGGTATCTCCGCACCGCCCGGCTGTAAAACTCCCATTCTGACCTTTCTGTGAATGCTCCCATATGATATCTGATGCACATTTTCTCTTCTTCTGTAAGGTCTATTAAGCCCATCAGCATGATAAGGCTCTTGTCTCCGTGTCCTGGGTACAGTCTTTCTTTGTTCCGTTCAATTCCAGTTTTGGCCGGCTCGTCCCCAATTGAGACAGTATGATAATCATCCAGCTTGCATACGTCATGGAGTAATCCTATTATCTCCGGGCTTTCCGGTCTCTCCCACCTTAAGCCCATCTTTACGGTTATCCTCTCAAGCTCATATGCCACCTGGATCGAATGCTTCATCAGTCCACCCTTGTATGCCCCGTGATGGTCTTTTGATGCTGGGGCTGTAAAGTATTCTTTTCCTTCAAGCCACGCTATCAGTTTTGGCCACTTCTGCAGTATGTCTCTCACAGGGTCTTTTTCATCATCTTTTTCCCTATTTCTGGCTTTTATTGGAACTCTTCTCATGAATTCTCTCATTGTGCTCTACCCTCCATTTCTTTCAGCTTGGCTTCGGCTTCCTCTCTTGATAAAAACCATGTCTTCTTATACTTTTTTTCTGGCAGAATTCGGTCTGTATCGTATTTCCGGTCTTTGTCTCCTTCCATGTACCATCCGTTTTCTGTAAAAGTAATCAAGGCTACTTTCTGATGATAAACTCGGTTATCTTCAGGATGCCCTGCAAAGATATTCATCCTGAAATTCATTTCACTTGGAACTATGTATACATCTGAGCCAATTTTGCACGGCAATCGCAGAAGCAATCCCTGCTCCTCGGCATCCTCATAATATTTCAATTTTTCTCGCAAATCAGCCATAGCCCATAAATTGCGATAGAACAATGCTAAAAGTCCTATTGTGCTGTCTATTTCTACCGACAGCATGGAAGCCATATATTCGTCAACTTCTTCATCTGATAAGTCCTTAAAATCTTCACCGCAAATATCTTTGGCAAGATTTCTTACAAGCCACCTACTATCAACATCCAGATTATAATCTCTGTATCTGGCATTGCGCTCATCATCTGCATAGCAGCTATTATGTGCCAGCTCGATCATCGACATTTCAGCCACGCTTTTATTTGTCGTTAATCTCTCCATCAAATACCGCTCCTTCCCACATACTCTCCGTATGTCATGCCTGCTTCTCTCGCTTTTGCATTTACCCAGGCAATGCTTCCTACCTTAAGCTCCGGCTTCTTATATGCCGCCTTTCTTCTTTCTGCTCTTTCCTTCATCCGTTCCTGCCGGCACGCTACTGAGCAGATTACTTCTTTACCTACCGGCATAAACAGCTTTCCGCACTGCTTGCATCTTCGTCTTTTCATTAAGCAAATCCCTCCGTCTCTCCGCATTCATACCAGCTGCTCCATGGCTTATAATTGATAACTCGGCCTCCACACCATTACAATCTTGTTTTCTTTATGGTCTACAAATCCAATCCCATCATCATAAATGGTAAGGTTGATTCCATATTTTACGCAGACCCTTTCTATTTCTTCTTTTACCTTAACTGCTCTTTTTTGTGCTTCACTCATTTTTTTCACTCC